CGTAAATATCGTTCCCATCAACACGAAGTTCTTTAATCAGGTGCGAAACTCTTTCGAGATTAAGTTGGGGACCATCGGGGTGACCGAGTTCGCCCATCGCACGATTTGTTTTAACATATTCATTATTGTATCGCCGAACTTCATTCATCAAAGTTTTCTGCGGATACACACGACCATTGCGGTTCTTTTGCTCTGCTTGCATGAAGATACCATCAATGTGATATTGCTTTTCACCATTCACTTCTTCAGTGACAAGATTAATATTGTCATTTACTTCAGTGATAAGAAGCATCAGTCGGTTTCCTTCTCGGCTTTGTAGTTTTTGTCAACATAGTTGAAAAACTTTTTCTTGTCCTCTTCGGACTTAAGATCGGCTGGTGAAGAGATGCCAAACTTTTTCATTGCCTTTTCAAAAAATTCTTCGTAGTCATTTTTTTCTTCATCAATATTTTTTGCAAGGTTTTTGGCAACGACATCTTTTCTTTCAATAACGGCAGACTGCAACTTGTCTCTAAGCAGTTGGGCAAGTCCCTCTTCGGCAGCCGTGTATTGTTTATTTGAAATCGCGTCAACAATGTTTACCGTATTCATACGAGATCCCTCTTAAGCCTTTCTTGAAAGTATTGAATCATTTGTTGTGCCTTCTCATTTGAAGATGCAAATGTTTTTTCAAACTTTTCTTTGTTCGTATTATTTAGCCTCTTATGTATTTCAAGAGCCATTTTTGTGTCCTCAAAAGTCATATTTGTCACAGATCCATCATCATGCTCGACAATCAAGCCATCTTTTCCTGTCAAAGTGAGACTCTCAACTGTCGCTGGCTTTGATTTTTCTTTAAGATCAATAATTTTTTTGATCTCTCGTTCTGCCTGCTCGGCTGACAAAAAGATCTCAGTTCTCTTATCATCAACATATGCAGAGACAGGGGCAGATGCACCCATTCCGAGTTTTTTCAACGTAATTACTTTGCCTTTATACTCGAATGACTTAAGATAATATTCCTTTGTCATTTCAGGGTCAAGAGCGATGTCCTCTTTGTCACCCTCTTTTGATGCCTCTTCCTTTTCCTCTTTCGGTCTATCCTCTTCTTTTTCTTCAACAATATTTTTACATCTTTCATTGATTGAAGAAATAGTTTTCGAAGCAAGCATTGACGTAAGATAACCCTTAGCAACATTGTCGGGTGCTGTAAGGATTAAATCGATTGCGTTTCTTGCTTCTTCTTTCATTAGAATCCCATGCTTTCTGACTTGTCAGGCAGTAGACCATTTTCTCTTTCAAACGAGATTTGTTTATCAATTTCCTTCATCTCAGAATCAGTCTGACGTAGAATATTTCTTCGCACATATTCACGGGAATAGTAATCACCGATGTGATCATTAATGTCCCGTAGAATATTTAGTCTTTCCTGCAATACCTCATTTTCTTTACTTTCAGTGAAGTATGAGTCTGACGCAAATTCAAAACGAATGTCTTGCTGAATTCTGTACCACTCGTCATCCTTGAGGATACCCTTGAGCAAACATTGAACACGCAGAGCATTCGTAAACAAAAGTGCAAATTTGTTTCGAAGTCGCTCAATAAATTTAACAAAATTCAGTTCATCTCTGGTGATCTCTGACGCTCTACCCATGTTAAAACCAGTATCGGTTTCCATACGAGACAGAGGAATATTGAGTGCCTTGTAAAGTTTCTTTTCAAAATACATGACATCATCCATCTCACCTAAGTTCTGTCCACCGTCAAGGGTCGAGACTTCTGTTCCTTTACCACCTTCACGGCGGGGGAACCAGTAGTCTTCCAACATATTCATAAACTTACGGTCATCACGAATCTCACCAGTGTTCGCATCATAGACAAGTTTATTTCTATAGCGATTCATCAGACCTTTGACATATTGTTCGGCTTTGTTTTTGGGGAGCGAACCAACATCAACGTAGAAGATTCTCCGTTCTGGCGCACGCGAAAGACGATAGATGACCGTGGCATCCTCGACCATTCGGAGTTGGTTCATTGGTTTGATTGCTTTTTGAAGGTAGGAAACGGATCTGGTTCTTGATGGATCATATAGCCCTGATGGGTAATAGTTGATTGCCTCTGGTGCAATCTCAATAGCAGATGATTCGTTTGGTTTTTCTCTATAAATGTAAACCTCTTTGACACCTTTGATGGTTTTAGCACCTGTTTTGGGGTCAACATCTTTTTCAACTTTTGCAATCTTTTTAATTTTTGCTGCGTCGATGGGTCGCATTTCGATAATGCCACGGCGGGGCTGATTCGGATTTACAATCATGTGATAGTAGCCCTTACCATCAACATACCAACGCCTGAAGATTTCATAGCCCCTGTTGTTAAAGTCCAACAAACGCATAATATAATTAAACTCTTTTTCGATAGACTCTTTTTGTGCGTCAGAAAGTTTTGTGTGTTCTAGAGAGATACCTACAGGGAATCTTTTTTCGTTTGTGTTTACGATAGATTCGTTACAGATATCTTCAACAGCCTGCTCGATCTCTGGCTGCATAGCCATTTCACGATATTTGCTGATAAACTGGGCTTCGTTTCTAAGAGAGCCATCAAGATCGATACCGATACCGTAGTACCCACCAGCATCAACTGGCATGGCATCGTCGAGTTCAGGAAGTACGAATGAGGTGGCTTTTTTCTCTATTGGAGTCTGACTCGCAAGTGCCTCTTTTTTCGCTCTTCCTATTGAAATTCCAAACAATTCAATAGGCATATTGTATAATCCTCAATTATTCGTCTGCGTTTCCAACTCCAATGCCGTTTGGAGAGGGAAGACCAGTCGTTCTATGATATTGATATCTGAGGGTGACTTGGAAAGAAGTGAGTTCATTTCCTTCTGCGGTAAGATCAATTCCAGACACACTAGTTGGGAAACACGCATCAAGTTCGTATGCCTTGATTGGTTTTCCTTGTCTATTAAGTTGTGTCACAGTCCAAGTTGAGAACAATGCCGTGTTGTTTGCAATATTAAAGTTAACATCATCGGCAATGTGATCTCTAGCACCGTCAATTCTGTCAACATATCTTTCAAAAGCAGTTCTGATTGACATGTCTTCGTCATTGAGGATTGTAATCGTCCACGGCTCATAAGTTCTAAAGCCGGGAAGATAAACCTGTCTCCCTCTATGGTTCACAGTGATTTCATTAAGTGTGGATGGAGGAAGTTGGGCAGCAGTGCAAAGAAACGCCAAATCTTGTTTATCTTCTCCGCTCAAAATTGAAGAGTTCGTATCAATTCTGAACAAAGACGAATATACGCCACCGCCTAGTCTAGATTTGAATTTGTTAATGTCCATCCAGTTATCTCCTTAGTAGTATGTATTAGGCTGTTCCGGCGATCTCGTCAAAGTTCACACCAGTTCTAGTGGCGACAAAGTTAAGAGTGATGAAGTTGATCGAGCGTGTGGGTTGCACAAAGATATCTGCAACAAACTCGTTTCTATCAATCACTGCCGATGTGTTGTTGGACTCGTCACAAATCACCTTAAAGTCGGTGATGCCGCGTCGAGACTGAACATCCGCAAGGAATGGCTCAATCAAACCTCTAAACTGAGATCGAGTAAACTCATCATTCAGTTCAAAGAGGCTAAACTTGGCAGCAGTAGCGATTGCTTTCTCAAGAACAATGAACAATCTACGAACATTGATTCTGTCGAATGCACTTGGTCTGCTTGTCAGAGTTTTATCACCAAACAATACTGTGCCTTGTCCGGGGAAGGAAACAACAGGGTTGATTCCGTTGGAGTAAAGACTATCTCTTTCAGCCTGCTTCGGGTTGAATGGCAGTTTGATCACATCTCTAAGTTGACCTCTGTTGAAGCCAGCAGGAGAGAACCAAGTTTCAGTTTCAACATCAGATCGCACAGCGATGCCAGCGATATCACCATTCAATGGCACATATCGGAAAACATCATTGAATCTGTCAAACATGTATTTGAAGCCAGAGTCAAGCACGACATAAGATGAAGAAACATTCAAGTTGTTAACGCTATAGTCGGTATCACCACCCGTTGGGGTTGCATTTACACCCTTGCGATATGCAACGATGTTTGCAGCGGCAACTCTACCAGCCTTTGGCGAATCGGTGGATGAGAGAACGGTGTCTCTAGCAGGGGAAAGGAATGCAACGGCATCTTTTCTTGCATCAACCATCGAAACGATACTCTTGGCAGTGGCACTTTCTGAGGGACCACCAAGGATCACAGAGATATCGACTGTTTCAGAGTCTTCGAATTGATCGTAACCGTTGGTGAAGAAGTCACCAGCAGCGGGGGCAAATTCAGTGCCACCGATCAAACTTCCGTAGAAGTTTTTCTTCATCAATTCGTAAGTTCTGCCAGTGTCAGCGGTGGTTCCCCACGCGGTTCCAGACCCAGTTCCAAAAGTTGAGCCATCAGTGTGCTTCAGCCAGAAAATATATTCTGAATTTTCATTGATGGTATCTTTGTAGAACAGACTTCTACCTTGCTCATCCTTAGCATTTGGAGCCTTGGATCGTGAGGAGAACCTTTCAAGAATGTTTCCCTTAGTTCCAGTCCACTTGCCATCCTCGTCAACTACAATCGTGTGAACAAGGTCATTGGTTGCACCGTTAAACGCCGCACCGAATGAGGTATCAGGCAATTCGTCATCAAAGTTTTCTGCATACTTCCAAGTGATGAATCCATTGTTGGTTCCCGACTGACTTGCCAGAGTGGTTCCGACAGTCATTCTTGAGATGAAGTCAAAGGACGCACCACCACCAGCCTTATCAGTTGCACCTGTGATCGTGATACCAGCACCTTCAAGGCTATCAAAGAAGAATGTGGTAATCGTAGTTCCATCATAGTGAGTCCCTGTCACGGCGGGACGAGTTGTTTTTGCAATTGCAAAAGTGCCACCTTCAACGTTAATTCTAAAGAATTCACCCACATTAGCACCAAACGTTGAAGTTCCAACCGTCGCCGCTGTTTGATCACCAGCCACGTTGATGGCAGTAATACCGGCAGATCCGGTGATTGAGTGAATGGTCAATCCAAACATATTTGATTGCGTGA